ATGAAGGCTCCAGCTAACACCACCAACGCTCAGATGTATTATGAAATCGAGCAGGGCGAGGGTGGGCAGTTTAGCGAGATGCCGGAGTGGCTGCAGGATAAGATCCGCGCTTCTAAAGAGTTTGCGACGGCTGCAGGCAAGTCTACGGCCACTAAGGTCGAGCTTGACGCAGACGGCAACCAAGTTCCGTTCTAAATTGTATGGCTCTTACAATCACAGCGAAAGAGCCTACCAATTCCCGTCTGGTCTCTACTGACCAGGCGGGACATTGGTACACAGCCGAGGGTGAATCCGCCCACGTTGTGATTGGCAAGAACGGAAAAGAAAGAAACACAACCGTAGCCGATGCGCGCCAGATGGGATTATACCCATCCGTAACCAGCGTGCTTGGCATTATGGATAAGCCGCAATTGACGGCGTGGAAGATAGAGCAGGCAATTATGTCCTCGCTCACACTTCCGAAGGAGGCAGATGAAACGCTCGAAACCTACGCTAGAAGAGTGGTTAAGGACTCTAAAGAGTCAACAACGAAGGCAGCTGAACATGGCACGAAAATGCACACCGAAATGGAAAACATCCTCCTTGGAAGAGCCGTATCCAAAGATGAAACACTTGCTCCATACATTAAAACATTCGGCGAGTGGGCAGAAAAGAATGTTGAGAAAACCTACTGGTGCGAAAAGGGTCTTGTCGGCGCAGGCTATGCGGGAAGGTGTGATGCCTACGTCAAGTTACGCGATGTGGGTGACGCTATCATCGACCTAAAGAATCGTAAGGTTAACCCTAAGTACGATCCTTTCTACGATACAGATTGCGCCCAGCTTTGGGCCTATAGAAATGCAAGCGAGAATCCTAAGTGCGCCTGCGTGTCGGTGGTCCTAGCATCCAACGATGCTACCAAGCTGATGACGAAGGTGTGGGACGAGGACGAACTCTACCAAGCTGGCATTGCCTTCTGCGCAATGCAGAAAGTGTGGGCTTGGGTAAAAGGTTACACGCCTCCTGGGATGAAGCTATGATCGACCCAGCAGATGTCTTATGGCTAGAAGGATTGCTGGACGAATTTTATAGGAGGCTTGCAAAATGACTGCACCAACAATTCAAGAGATGGGAAATGCCGCGCAGGAGATAGTCTGGCGCGTGATGGGCAAAGGATCGGATAAGTCTGGTTACGGCGATTGGCTTGAGAAGGATAGGCCGACTCACGATTACCATATCGCCAGAGCCGTCCGGCACTTAGCCACAGCGCAGATGCAATTGCACAAGTCCACGCCCTGTCCCGATAACAACGGCGAGACAAGTGTTGACCACTTAGAGCGCGCGCTGGTACGATGCCTGTTCACGTTGGCACAAATAAAGAAAGAGGTACCAAGACTATGATTATGGAAGATGTAAGCGTTGATTTTGAATTTAATGGAGAAAAGTATACTGCGTATGGCAACGCAGAGATTGATACTATCACCGAGGATATTGGTCCAGTTGGCTATAGGGAACATTGCTTTGCCGAGGTGGTCAACAATGTGATTATGTCAAAGATTGAAATCTCAACCGCTACTGAGGACATTAAGAATCCAAGCAAGGAATTGCTGGAAAAGGCTGATGACCTTTTGTCCATTCAGGCAACAGAAGATTTTGACGCTGGCAAATGAAGCTGGCGTTGTCATGGGTTCTGTATTGGCTGGGGGATGTCATCAGCCGCACTATCTTGCGGTTAGGGATTGGCTACGGCCTATACAAAACTCTGATGCTTTGGTCGGTTGAACTGGACGACAAGTTTGATGTTTGGAAAGAAGTAAAACCAAAAAGGAGAAAACGCAAATGAAGGATCTTGGCAAAATTACTTTTGGCAAAGCACGGCCTGCGCCCAAGCAAGTTCTGGTCGACGTTACCTATGACGATAAGACGGCCAAGGCTCTGCACGCCTTTGGGCTGAAGCGGTTAAAGAAAGATCAAGAGGCAGTAATTCAGTACGTCATCACGAAGGCGTTGGAAGGCTTGGTTAAAAAATGAAACGCGCTGTAGTCACCATGGCGTTTGGGGCGGAGTGGGATAAGGTTCTTGCGCTCACCCAGCCCCGTATCGAGGATTTTGCCAAGCGTAACGAGATAGACTTTATCTTAATCAACCGCTCAGTCATGGACCCCAAGGACTATAACAAGTCGCTCCTCGCAAACATACTGGTGGGGCGAGGCTACGAGCAGTGCATCTACATCGACTGCGATTGTCTTGTCGCCAAGGACTGCGATGACTTTGCTAACCCCAAGGAGGAGGGTAATGACGGCTTTATTGCCTTTGATGAGGGTGATTTCCTAGACCGCAAGGAGGGCATGAAGAAGCTGGCCGCGCAGTATGGCGGAACGATTACGCCTACCTACTACTTTAACTTCGGCGTGTTTGCCATTCGGCGCAAGCACGTTGGCTTACTATCCCTACCCCCGCTGGGTACTGTACCTAACCACTTCGGGATGCAGACCTGGGCGAACATCCAAGCGCACCTCTGGGACATACCGCTGTCGGGCTTAGATCCCGCCTACAACTGCATGACCAGTGTGGAAGACCAGTACGGCCTAGACCGCCACAAGGATGCCTACATCATTCACTACGCTGGGCAGTCAAATGATCTGGATAAATTAGCAGCTACGATTGCGGCTGACGATGCCAAGCTGAAAGAGCTGGGGCGGTGACGGAGATTAAGGTCGTGGAGGAGTGTGGTCGCTTTCGGCTACACACGATGGCGGGTAACGTCATTGGTCCGCGACTTTATGGATCGCGCCCGCCGACTGGCTTTCCGCCGTTGCAGGATTTGTTTGACACTTTGGAAGCGGCGCAGGAGGCTTGCGAACTGTGGAACGAGTACGCTCTTTGGCATAAGGCTCAACGTAAGAAGAAATGAGAAGCACGCAACTAACCAGAGGAGATCGTGATGACAGAATGCGACAACTGGCGGGAGAGGTGGCACTGCGAGCCATTGAAGACTTGCGGTTGCTGCGCCGGAGGGGGGCGGTGAAAGGGATGAAGGTTATCCCTTGCTACACGGGGCGGGATCTAAACGAATGTCCCGAATACAATAACACCATCGAGATCCGCAAACTGCTACGCGACTTTAAGAATGGGACAGTAACGTGGTGGTGCAGGGCTGGTGGAATTAACATCGACACGCCGCGACTTTTGAGGATGATGGAAGTATGACTTTGCACATCGTTAACTTCTTGGGCGACCTGTTCACCTTCTTCGCGTGGACAACGCTGTTTATGGCTTTGTTCGTCTCCATCGTAGCAACGGCATCCTACATCACAATCAAGATGGTCGAGTACATCATCCAATTATTCCGTGAGTGAGTTTAAGCAAAAAGTATTAACGGCGGCAGTAGACCGCTATGTGTTGACACCAACGCAGTGCATGATGTTGCGTCAAGATGCTGAGGTGATCGGGATGAAGCGCGCGACTGTGATGAAGAAGGATGGAACGACCAGGAGATCGTTTGCGCGTAGCTGTTCATCTTGCTGGGTTCCGATGGCTCCGCACTACAAGTGGCTTTATTCGATGGTCAATGAGTTGACAACGGCTGTCAACGCCGAGCATTACCGATTCGATATTACAGGCGTGCAGCAGTTGCAGATTCTAAAGTACAATCCGCTCCAGCAGTTTTGGTGGCACTACGATACGTTTACTGGATCGGATCGCAAGATGACGATGGTGGTTAATCTGTCCGATTCTTCCGAGTACCTTGGCGGTGGCTTGCAAGTTAAGGCTGACTTGGTGAATGGAAGGTTCATCCGAGAGCAGGGGGCTGGCTGCTGGTTCCCATCCTACGTCGAACATCGTGCGCGCGCGCCTATCTGGGGTACACGCTGGGTGTTGGTGGCTTGGTTAACTGGACCAGCTTGGCGATGACCCACGCAGCTAACCTACCCCGACATCAGTATGTGTCGGTTGACAAGTCCGTGATTAGCCAAGGCCAAGTACAGGGCTGGGAGGATGCGGTTTGGTTTGGGTTATCCAGCGTGCCACACCGAGCTTGGGCTTGTACTGTGATGCTCAAATGCGGTGCGTTGTATCGAGGCTTGCCCTTGTCTGCCATCTGCCACGATTCGGTAGGACATTCCCACAAGTGGGAGCTGCGGGATGCACAACGCTGGGATTGTTTTGGCTACAACTTCTCTACCATCGAATACGATTACTTACGGGAGTTAGACTGTAACGTATGGATCGCAAGCAGGCAGGAGTGGTTGGGCGGAAGCTATATGTTTACCGCCGAGCCGTACGGAGATGGCTATAGCTTGGAACCTAGCCAAACTAAGTCGCACCATTTCATCGCCCTGCACAATGGACGGTTGGCCTGCGTGCCAGGCAACAATGTGTTATTCACAGAAACTTCTTTCACCGGCAAGAAACCTATTGCTAAACCAGATTGGCTTCGAGTACAAACAAACACCTACCACGCCGAGGAGCAAGACTTTGACGCTGTGGTGGGTGAAGAAACCGCATGAAAGCATTATACAAATACGCGCGACTGGAGGTGAAGGCATTGGCCGAGATGCTGGAGCTTAACGCCTGCCAGCCTGGGCGGTTGCTGGAAACAAACGTCTCACCCCTAGCATGGATTATGAACGAAATGCTCTACGACAAGTTTCATGGTAACGGCTGGAAGCTAAACCTACTCACAGGAGTTTTTGAAAAAGTATGACTATAGAAGCCAGAGACAGACTTAGATGGTCACGCGATATGCTTCTTATCGCACGCAACAAGCTTGCCATAGAGAGGGATCGCGTTTCTCATGGCCATGCAATTGATTTAATCCAGATCATAACGATGGTCGATGCAGCGGCTTTGATAGCGAAGGAAGTGCTGGAGGCAGAATGAAATACTTATCTGTTTGTTCTGGCATTGAAGCAGCGTCAAAGGCTTGGGAGCCTATCGGATGGAAGCCAGTAGCGTTTTCAGAAATAGAAGCATTTCCGTCAGCGGTGCTGAAGCATCATTGGCCGGAAGTACCAAACCTAGGAGATATGAGTAAATATGAACAATGGAATATACAAAGCGGATCAGTTGACCTTCTGGTCGGAGGAACGCCCTGCCAATCCTTCTCAGTCGCAGGACTTAGGCAGGGACTCAAAGACCCAAGAGGCAACCTTATGCTTACATACCTTGCAATCGCTGAACGTCTCAAACCTCGATGGCTTGTGTGGGAAAATGTCCCCGGTGTCTTGTCATCTAACGGAGGAAAAGATTTTGGTTCCTTCCTCGGAGCGTTGGGGGAGTTGGGGTATGAGTGGGCGTACCGAGTGCTGGACGCTCAATGGTTCGGAGTGGCCCAAAGACGCAGACGTGTGTTCGTTGTCGCACATCTTGGAGAAGGGAGTCTTGCCGCAAAGGTTTTATTTGAGTCCGAAAGCGTGCGCAGGGATACTCCGCCGAGCCGAGAAGCGGGGAAAGGAGTTGCC